CTTGATCCGCTCCACGAATTACTGCATTTATATATCCTGCCAATCGCATATTAGCAACTCTATTTAATTGTGCATCATTTGCTTTATTCCAAGCGTCTTGTGCTAAATTTCTAACATTATTTCTATCAGCATCCATATTATTCATTCGATTATCTCTTGCAGCCATATCGTGATTATCCATAATTTCATTCCAACCACCACCATTTCTATTCGGTACTTTGTAATATGCACGACCACCATTTAGGTGATAAGCTCCCATATAATTTCCAGCTTCATCGTACATATAATGAAACCTTGCACTCCATAAATCAACTCCATTGCTTCTTACAAACTCTGTTGTATTATCTTTCACTCTATATCCTTTCGAGAACGGTACATACGGTGTTAAATCAGGCTTAGGTGCCACTTGTTTGATTGTTTGATAATCAATTAGTCCAAAGGTATTTTCCGTTGCCGGTTTCAACAATTTACTTAAATATTTTACTAATGATTTTGCTGTCAGTATTTCATCGTTATTAAGAGTTTTTATAAAATCTGAAATCTGTGATTGTAAATTCTTTGTAACCATATTTTGCAATTCATTTGACTGATTTTCAACAGTATCTAGTGAATGTATTCGAGCTATTCCTTCTTTCGTTTCCGTTGCTACATCTGTATATTTCACCCTCTTAATTAATTCGTCATCTATTATTTTATTGTCTTCAACAAAATCAATTCTTTTAGGATATTCACTCCCTATCCATTGATTAAGTCCTAAACTTGTTTTTTTCTGTGCTGGCATTTTTTACCTCCTACTCTTTATATTTTTCTCTATCATCCCAATTTAAATTTAAACTATCCCAAGCGTCCCATGTCTTGTTATATCTGTCAAATTCATCCCAAGTCATGTAGCTGTAAACTATTTTATATCCTAAATGGGCTGGCTTATTTAACTCTATAAAATTAATAAAATTATTTAAATTGGGTGGTATTCCATAAATACTTGTAAATCTTATAATAAAATAGTATTCGTTAAATACTTCTGTTATTTCAACTTCTCCATTTGTAAATATTCTGGCTTGCTCTTTTAAGTTAGCTGGTGAAAATATCTGCTTTGATAATAAACGATATAAAATTCTATCCCGCCTATCCTGTAAACTCAAATTTAAATCGGGTTCTAAATTCATAAATTTTTCATATTTTAAAACCTGTTCTTCATTGAAAAAGTTTAAAAAGATAAATCCATTATATCTTTCGATATCTTTTTTTATATTTTGAGTTTCCATTATCAAACTTTTTATTAAGTCAATTTGTAAACTATTTCTAGCAATTTTTGATACTGCCTTTATTTTACTGTTCATTGACAACAACCCCAGTCACTACTAGTATCTCGTTACTACTTACTGTTATATTTTGAATATCGTTATTAATTAAAACTTTACAATCTTCCACACCATTAATAGATAAAACTATTTTCTCAACTCTGTTAATTGATAAAATTTTCTGATTATTTAAAGTATAAAGTGCTGAATTATCTTTTATCTGCTGATTTATTCTAGAGATAATCAAATCAGATACATTGCTTAATTTTACTCCAGAGCTTAATATGATCCTCACACTTATTTCAATATCTTTGCTATCAAAACTTGCTACAGTAACATTAGCTCCAACTGGTCTACCATCGACCTGTTCTATCCTATTTTTTACTTTTTGTATTAATTCATTGTCGGCTACACTATTGTTGTAATTGGAAATTCTTACCTTTACTGTTCCATTTCCATTCCATAGTGGTTCAACTAATACCTCACCTACTCCATCCACTTCTTTTGCCCATTTCTCATAATCATAGATATTACCGCTATGTGCTGGCTTTAATATTCTTTCTTTTGCTCTCGATATTAAAATATTGTTAGGCTCTTTTTCATATCCGTTCATAAAAGGTTTTTCATTAGTTACTGTAAAAATATTAGCATTGGAAATTTCAAAACTCACTATCTCACCAATAGCACAATTTCCAATCTCTCCCCTTTGAAAGCATTCCACTATAGTAATTGCTTTTTCATTTGATAATATTGTTGTATCGTAAAGCAGTCGGTACTTCGTCCCATCTGTTTTTAATACTACTGTTCCAGCAGGTATTGTGGTATTAGCTTTTCCTGTTATTAACACTTCTCCTCTTGCTTTGGTCCCTTGTTTTCTAGTCACGCCAAAAAGCATCGCATGATAATCTATAAATTCATCTTCTGTTGCGGTATCAATAAAAGTTTGCTTAACCCAAAATTCTAGCAATTTATATATTGCTTCAGCTTCTATTCCGTAAGCACTTGCAATGTCAAAATTAAATGTTCCTTCTATTTTAGAAAAATTATTTTCCAAATTAGATAAAAACTTATTCCTCGCTTCTATTTTATTCACTGTATAACACCTCACTTTCTCCGTAGACGGTAGAAACATTAAAAGAGACTTTTAAATTATTATCATTGTTGTTGTAGTTTAATTCAAAATTATAGCAGTCCAAAATATACGGATTAACTAATAAACAATCTTTAATTTCCGAAATAATTAAAGCATTTTTTATACTTTCCTGATAAACCGTACCAATATGTACATCTAAATCATTTCCATAACTATCCGAATGTATTTCGTAAAAATTTCTTTTAGTTTTAAGTGCCTTAAATATCCATACCTTGAGTGCTTCATTCCCGTTTAATTCAACAAGTCTATCGCCATTTTTCAATGGCTCTAATGTATCTAAATCAATTGCATACTCTGTAAAAAGGGGTAATTCTTTTTTTTCTTTTTCTGTATTTTGATTCAAAAACAATTCTTCAAAATCCATATTTACACTCCTTCTATTGCACCACTTGGCATTTTCACTATTTTACTAACTACCACATAATTTATCCCCAGCACTAAAACTAGCACTTCATCTCCAACTTTTAAAGTGTCTTCAAACCATATATCCTTACTACTTTTATAAGTTCCAGAACCTTTAATTGTCGAATGGTCATGGGTGTGTGAAGCAGGTCCATTTCCTATCGCCGTTTGAGTTGTAGCATTAATAGTTATTTCATCAATAACACCATCTATTTTATAAGTTCTGTGATAATGCGGTAATAAGAAATTAGAGCAGTAAATTTGTTCTGAAGGTATTTCCACATTATCAAATTTTATTTTTAATTCAGGCGGTGGACTAGTGACACTAGCTCTTATAAAATTGTTTGATTGCTGTTGCATTCCGCTATCAATCATATCGTTTAGTATTTCAAACATACTCATTATTTAGCACCTGCCTTTTTCTTACTTTTCTCACTCTTCTTATTTTTCTTACTCTTTTTACTTTTTGATTTTTTCGATTTTGGTTTTTCTTCAAATTCGGATTTATCCATCACATTTTCAAAAGTTAATTCTATATCACAATAATACATATCATTTTCCCAAGTATGCGTATCATTTTTAACTAAAAAACTACCAACAAGGTTCGTGTGTGGCTCGTGTATTCCTATTGAATAACCACTTTGTATCAAAACATTACCAAGACAAGTGATATTTCCTGTTTTTTCAACGCTTTTCAACATCTCTTTGGCATTGCTGATATTATCCCTATCCTTGTCATACTGCATTACTTTTTGAAACAATCCGTATTTTTCCTTGTCTTCTTTATTTTCTACTTTATCTACTATTTGTTGTTTTTCTTTTTCAGTTTTATAGATAACAATTTGATTCACCATTTGTTCAATATCTTCACCATATTTAGAACTTTTTATATCTTGCTCAGAGTTTAGCATAACATCTGCCAAACTTCCTTGTTCCACAACTTCTATTTTTCCATCATTACTAACAATAGAATATATTTTTTTATCTTTTCTATGCTGAATCGTATAAGCATTTAAAATTATTTGATATCCACTCTTATTAACTGCTGGATAAGTGCAATCCACTTTATCTTCAGGTATATTCCCAACTTCCAATTTTAACTCTCCACAAATTTCTTTTAATATTTGTGATGGCTTTTTCTTATTAAAGTTTTTCACAAAATAATTTTTATTAAGATATATGGAGTTATCAAAACAATTAAAAGTCCTAATTTTACTATCTCCAACAACTTCAACAGAAAAAACTTTACCAATAAATAATTTATCAGCATCAACATAGAATTCCACTTTATCTCCTAAATTAGCAATTTGATTATCATCTAAATATTTTACTTCTAATGTTCGTGATGTTCCATTTATTCCACCCTTCCAAGTAATTCGTTCAAATTTTTTTATATGCTCTTTATCATTAATCACAATCTTTAACATTTCCAAACTTCCTTTTTAAACTTTAATCAAGCTATCAATTTTTTCTTTTATTTTATTTTTTAATCCACTCTTTAAATTTTCAAATCTCTCTTCCAGTTGATACTCTTTAATTGGCGAAGTCTTCCCAGTATATCGCTTATAAAGTTCATTAACATCATCAATCAATCTTGTCTGTTTCCTAGCTTCTATCAAATCAATTGTAATATCAATATCTCCTGTTCTCTCTATTATTTCATATTCCAACTGTTCAATATAACATTTAAAATAAATACTATAATTAGCACTTACCAAAGTTAAAACTTCTTTACTATCTTTATATTTCTCCAATTTTTTTATACCACTCATCGGCGAGTGAGGATTTAGTAAAAAATTAAAAAATTTAGATTTTTTAGCAGGTAAAAATGTAGAAAAATTGACTTTTTTTATGTTTTTTTCTTGTGATAATTCCTGTTGTTACTCTTGCCATTATAATTCTCCTTTCAATTTAATATTAGTTTCCGTATGGTAACATTTTAGCTACGTTCTTTTCAAATGTTTTTGAAACATAAGCGTCTTGAACTTTACCACTTGTTCTTTGTCTATTTGTTTTATTTCCTAATAAATGTCTTCTGTTTGCTTTTGTTCTTTTTACTTTACCAGTAGCAGTGTATTTATATCTTTTTGATGCTGCTTTATTTGTTTTTAATTTTGGCATTTTATAATCCTCCTTGTTTATTTTAATTTATTTTAATATTAACCTTTTTTAGTTAATATTATGAACATATTTTTTCCTTCCATGATAGGACGTTTTTCTGTGTTCGCAATGTCGCCTAAAGCTTCAATGAATTTGTTTAGTAATTCTTCACCCTGGCTTTTGTAATTCATCTCTCTACCACGAAATCTAACTGTTATTTTTAGTTTATTACAAAAAAGGAGTCCTTAAAATATGGGAAATTTCAAAAAGAGTAGAAGTCCTCCAATTGTTATGTATA